GTCAAACTTATACGTGCAAGGCTCCCAACCTAAACCAAAGAGCCAATCTTTTACCTGATCTGGTGAGTTAGGGTTAGAATCCTCAACACCCTTGACCACTGTTACATCACCCTCATAGTTAGAGGGTAAGCCACTGGATGCAAGCAGATCAAACCAACGCTTACCATGAGTAGACACAGAGCCATCTTTCTTGAGGCATACCTTTGGCTTAGTCTTGACAGACATAACCTTACGCATAGGCATAACCTCACGTAGCTCCTTGACCTTCTCTGCTTGTTGACCCTTGAGGGTAGTGATGCTGTCCTCTGCCAACTGTAAGTCTATCTTCCAACCAACACGTTCAGCAGCATTGGCGCAGTTCATCTTGAACGAAAGATAACCAAAGAACTTGTCAAGGTTTTTCTTATCCTTGTACACAAACATAAACCGCTTGAGCAGATTCTTCCATAGTTTCCAGTTGATCTTAACATCTTCAACACATCTATGTATGTATACTTCTACAGGTTGCTCAGACCAGTCGGTTACAACTGGCTTGGGTATCCCAAACTCATCGCCAAAACTGTCAAGTCCATGCTTACCTCTGTCATAGTTCATAACCCAAGACATAGGTAAGGTGTCATACAGACGGGACTTGATCTTTATATCAAGTATCCTTTCAAGCACTGGTATATCGTAGCGCATGATGTTGTGTCCTATCAAACCTTTTTCGTTCTCAAGTAACTGTTTCATATCTGCATACTCAGTAAGCGTCTTGTACTCTACGCCATCACTCGTATAGGAAAGGCAATGTATTTTTGATGGGTTAAGACCGTCAGTCTCAATATCAAATACAATCATGCCGCAATGTCACTCCTTTCAATGAAGGCTTCTTCACTTAGGATGGTTGTATCAGGGTCATAGTAAACTGATCCTGCATTACCTAACTTAGCAAACGGCCTGTTCTTATCCACGATAAAGGTGGTAGTATTCTGTAACACCTCATCGTCTGTCTCAGTGTCACGCTCAAGCTTAATACATATGATTGCTTCCTCTTCAAGTGATGCTGCATACTTAGTGCGTCCATCATCATTAACCTGTGAGATAAATATTACACCAATGTTTAACTCCTTAGCAAGCTGTGCTGCACGTGAGCCTAGTGTGGTGAGCGTACTGGTAGCACCATCAACACCTGAGCTAGACAGATATGCAAGACGTTGCACATGGTCAATGAAGATATAGCCAGCACCATACACACTAGCAGCTAGACGTATATACTCTAGTAGCTTGAGTGGATCATCGTGTGACCTCATCTCAAAGACAATGGTACGCTCACCTTGGGTAGCTTCCTTAGCTGCTTGGATAACAGCTTCCTCAGTGACGTTGTTCTCCTTAGCATCATCCTTAGTACGCACGTTAGTACCAAGGTGATAGGTAGCCATAGCACGGTAGGTAGTAGACTTCATCTCTTCCATGTGTAGTAAGGCAATGCGTTCATCAGGTGAACGTAGTAGACCTGTCTCAAAGAAACGTATCACCTCTGTCTTACCTGTACCACGTGGTGCTTTGATGAACGTGATGCCACCCTTGACCAAGCCTCTAGTCTTTTCATCAAGACCAGCATGACCTGTTGGTGTGTACTCGTAAGGGTTCTCACGCCTGATAGCATCCTCTACCTCTTCATCAGAGCAGAAGAAATTATCAGGTGAGTATCGTTGTGGTTTGAGTGCTGCCCACTTGAGGTCATCACCATCACCATTAGTAAGAAAGTCATTAGCATCCTTGTGCTTAGACATAGGGACATACCAGAACTTATCTGCCAATGCCTCATATAGTTTGTCTGCTGCACGTCTACCTGCATCATCTAGTTCACCAGCATACACCACTTCTTTGAATGAGTTGAGGTAGGCATGGTTAGCCTTGATAAACTTCTCACCGATAGATGCGCTGGGCAATGACTTGACGGGCCACTTCTCACCAAGGATTTGATAGAGACTAGCGGCATCAAACTCACCCTCAGTCAGATAGATACGTGTAGATGAGCCAGAGTTAAAGTCTGGGCCAAACAGGTGAGACATACCTAGCCCCCTGTCTTTCACCCATGACTTAGACTTGTCATTGTAGTCACGGTACTTGACCGTATGTGGGTACTTGTAGGCATACCGTACTGGTACACCACCATCACCTGTCTGTACTTGAATACCATACACCTGACACACATCAGGCTTGAGGCCTCGTATGTCATTGAAGGTACTGCCAGTCACAGGTACATTCATAATGTTTATCCTTTGCTTTACAGGGTAGTCATTAGCCACCCAATCAAATGTCTCTACGCTTTTCTTTGCGGGGTAGGACTCACCGCAGCTATGGCAGAAGCCAAAGCCATCGTCATTCCAGTTGAATGCGTCCGAAGAACTACAGTCAACAAAAGGACATGCCATGTGTGGGTTGTCACCCATTTAATAATGCCTCCCATGATATAGGAAATAGTTCTAGCATCTTCTCATCTATTTGCCAAGCAACATTTCTAGTTTCTTGTTGAGTGCTACCTGATATTCTAAGCCTGACCATATCAGCAAAGGCATCAAGGCTACCTGACCAGTACCATTCAGTCATAGTATTCTGGGGTAGAACTATACGTGCTTGCTCTTCACACACACCTGAGCTTAATAGGTTTTGGTATTGGATAAGGCTTTGTGCTACATGCCTTGTTACATTCTGTATAGCTATGTTAGATGCAGCATCTTCTATTCTGTCGCCTGACCCTTGCTTCTTATCATAAGCAGTCTTGCGGTAATGGTCAGGGTAGTAGAACTCAGGGTCAGTCTTAACATACCTACGACTAATCTCATTCCATCGTAGAAACTTATGCTTGACTAGCTGTCGGGCCACAAAGATGGGAGCCTTGATGTGGAACGAAGCAAAGGCATGACCAAAGGGTGACATATGTTTATGCTTGGCGAGATAGTAAATTAGCTTGGTGTCACCCTCTGTCACAGCTTTGTGTGTCTTACCAAAGGATACACGTGCTGCATTTACCACAGATAGGTCACTGCCCATGTGATCCACGTAAGTTACTTCAATCATTATTTATTCCCATATTAGTTGGTGCATACTGTTCGCCATTGTATGCAGGGTAATCATCATCTTCAACGCCAGAGTTACAACCAAATACCACAAGGCCAAGGACTATGCAAGACCAGATCGTACCCTTCTTCATCCAGTACATGAAGCCATCAAAGGCTTGCTCTGCCTGTACCTGTGCAGCATCCTTGACCTCATCACTCATAGCCCTGTGCCTTGCCACAACTTAACCTGTGCCTCTAGCTTTTCATTACGTGTGCGTAAGGTCTTGGCTTGTGTCTCCCAGTAGTCTGCATCACGCTGGACTTGGGCGTACTGTTCACGCCCCAAGCTATACTGTTTCTTTAAGTTCTCATACTTATCACATAACTCTTTGTGTATGTCTCTGTTAATCATGCCTCATACCTAGCTGTCTTGTAGTTCAGATTGGTGTGGACAATACCATGCCACCCAGACAGTTTGTTCTTAACGACATTAAGGTGACGCATGGTGTCCTCTTCGTCAGCGCCTTCCACTGGTGGGTTCTTAGCAATCAACAGCATCAGGTCAGCCTCTGCTGCCTTGCCTGTACGTGAGCCTTCCATCATTGACTGATTGAGTACCACCTTGTTCTCTGCCTCTGCTGATAGCTGGGACATATAGAAGATAGCACAGCCATGCTGCTTGGCAATCTGTCTGGCATAGATAGCGTTAGCCTTTAGTGCCTCATCAGTACGGGCATAGCCACCTGTCTTGGCAAACTTGTCACCCATATCAAGCACCACAATGTCAGGCTTGTATGTCTTGCACACACTCTCAACCCATGACATGTCACGATCAGTTGCGTCCTTGAACTTTACATTGTCCCTGATCTTATTGTATGCAGCCATAGCCTTGCCTTTGTTAGCGACAACATCTTTGGCTTCCATGTTGGCAGCGGCAGTGATGTATCTGTGGGCAACCCGGTGGTAGCCTTCCTCGTTACACAACACAATACACTTGGCCCCTTGCCATGCAAAGCCACCTTCACCAGCAATCAGGCTGGCATGGAAGGAAGTCTTGCCAGTGTTGGGTCGTGCGCCCACCTCAATCAAGTGACCAGCATTGACGCCCTCAACCTTACGGGTAAGGGTAGGAATGTTGAATGTCCACTGGCTCTCAAGGCTGTTGAGTGCAAGGATGTGGTCAATGCTTGTGTCTTCCCATTCAATGTTTAGCTTGGGGGTGAAGTCATCACCATACTGTTCAAGCATATTACGAAGAGGCTCAAGGGTATCCTTTGTGCCGTTCACATAGTCAAAGCCAAGGTTGGCAATGTCCTCACCAATCACCTGTTGAAACAGCTTAGACAGCACCTCTTGTGCAATGTCCTCACCCATAGGCTGCTCTCTCTTTACGGTGGCAAACAATGCACCGTAGGCAGTCTTCTGTGCGGTGGTAAGGGTGGCATTGCTTGACATAAACAACGCCTCAATCTCATCAGGTGTAACGGTGCGTTCATACCGTTGCATAGCACCGTCGATTGCCTTCTTGATCTTGCGTACATCAGGGCTGAACAGGCGTTCTGGGCAGCGTGATCCACGGTGACTGTCATAGAACTCTTTGTTCATCAGACTACGTATTAGTGCTAATTCCATGTTGGGTTTATCCTTGTGTTAGGTTTATCAGATTAGTGATATCATCAGGGTTACTGTATTTTAAATCGTCTGTCAACTTCAATACTCGTACATCTTTACAATAGGTACGTAATTCTTTAGCAAACTTTAGTGACTTGGGTAAGGCATCGGGGTCAAGTGCTACTATTATGGTGGAGAACTGCGACAAGTACCTCTTGTGTCCCTCCGATAATGATGTACCCAACACAGCCACCCCGACATATACATCATCATCTGAGGCATCCAGCTTGAGTTCGTTATTCACTGTCGCACCTACGACTGCTGCACTCACGCTGTCCTCCACCACTACAGCGACATTACCACAGCCATGATGGTATGGCAAGTCACTATT